AGTTTAAATAGCTCAGACGAAGCCGCTAAATTATTTGCTGAATGGCAAAAGAACCCTGACGGAAGACCTGAATGTGTGTTTGTGGATTTAAACATTATTGGTTCGTCATTTGACGGTATTGAACTTATCCGTAAAGTTAACTTTGAATATGGTAACCACGTAGTGATTGGTATTATATCTTCAAGTAATGAACCTGAAGAACAGGCTAAAGCAGTTCAGGCGGGAGCTCAGTTTTGGATTATTAAGTCCGATGATATTGAACCAAGATTGGAAGAATTCAAAAAAGATTACGAAGGATACAAAAACAGAACCGCACCGTTTAAAGTTTACAAATGATTGTTTTAAGTAAAGATACTAAAAAAGAACTAATTGAACTCCTTCAATCCAAGAACATTGGGTTGGAGGGGAACATAGTTAAACTTATTGACCCTGAGGGTGATGATGAGTTTAAAACTTATTTAAAACAATGTGTTGATAAAGATATTGCCGCGAGGAGAAAACGTTTGGAAATGACAAAACAAGTCCAAACACAAAATGCTGAATTAACCAAACTTAATGAGGCCAATCAGACAATGATGGAAGAACTCCAAGAAACATTAAAAAATGTTGAGGAGTCAAAACTAACATTTGAAGTTCAAAACAGAGAACTAAATGAATGGAAACAAGAGAATTTAAGATTGACAGATGAGCTCCAACAGGAAATGGCTAAATCAGAACAAGCAAGAATTACTGCTGAAAACGCAAAGAACGAAGCGGAAAACAATTTAGATTTAATTCAAAAGAAAACTCAATTTGAGTTGATTAACAATATTGTTAGAGTTGCTCTTTATGTAATCATTGGTGTTGGAACCATAACCACTGGAATATATGTTTATTCTATGACAATAGGGATGGATACAGACATCATAGGTTCCACTTGGAGTAATATGTTTGGTATCCTGTTAACAAACAGTTTCAGTATAGTGGGAACAATACTTGGGGTGAAGTATGGAGCGAGTCCTAACAAAGAAGATAAATAAAAAATAAAAATAAAAAAAATGAGTAGATTAAAAAGAATGTTATTTGGAGAAACACCATACGTTAAGGTGGAAGATAAAAACCGTTTCTATTATATGTTGCAACAGATGCAATCTAATAGATGGAAAATTACAGGGATTATTTTATTCTTGTTCTTTTTCATAATTTTTGGTATCAATATGGCAGTTATGTTCCAAGTTGAGATTGCTGAAAACTGGAAAGAAATGTTGTTGATTTTATTTGGAGCCTTTGTAGGTAACTTGAATAAGGTTGTTGACTATTGGTTCAACTCTGAAGACAGAGATAAGATGCTAATCCAAAAGGTTGATGAAGAAGACGGAAGTAGTTTATCAAATGTAAGTGAATTCCCAACAACCCCAAGACCTCCACAGGAACCAATTATTATTGTAAGACAGGAACCAACTCCTGAACCTGCACCGTATGTGGAACCTGAGGTATATAATGAAGAAGTGTTACCATATGAAGAACCACTACCGTATGAGGAACCATTGATAGATGAAGGGGAAGAAACCCCACCATCAGAAGAAGAAAATATATAATAAAAGAACCCGGTTGACATACCGGGTTTTTTAATTTACATTTATATTATGAATAAAAAATATAAAATACTTTTTGTTATTTGTGCGGTGTTGTTAATACTAATATCTACACTAATAATTTTGCGTAAACCAAATACTGAACCTGTAACTCCCAAAAATGAATTTAAAATTCATAAAAATATTACCGAACCTACCATTGTTGATACTCTAATAGCTGCGGAACCCAAAAGTAATGTTTGGCCAATTAGAGTGGAAAGTGTTCAAAAATCATATGAAAAGAATACACCTAAATGGCAAGTAATTGCTGAGAATGGTTTGATGTATTATACTAATAAGAAACCTAAGGTTGGTGATATTGCATTTTATATTAACGATAATGATGATATAACTGATAAATATGGTAGAGTGGAAAGAACAAGATAAGGATAACTTTATTGGACTATACAAGAATTACATTCTTCGGGTAGAACAGATGGGGTCACAAAAATGGTGGTGGGCAGTGTATAAGGATAATGAGGACTTATGTTATGACAACCCTTTTACAAGAAACGCTGAATATGGAAAAAAACTTGCAGAACAATGTGTCCGAGAGGACGAAAGTGGGAGTTAGATTCCCTAATGAATCTTTTTTTGAGGAGATAGAAATTAATATTGTAAATTTTAAACCCGATAAACATTTTTCTGACGAAATTTTTGGGTGGTATAACGGCACTTACATCTCAATAAAAAAATAGCATTTAGTCTTTTTTATAATATTTATTATAAAAATTAAACATTATGTTATTAAAAATTGGTTCAAACGGAGAAGATGTAAAGAAACTCCAAGCAAAATTAGGATTAACTGCCGATGGTATTTTCGGTAACGGAACTGCTGCCAAAGTTAAAGAATGGCAAGCATCAAACGGATTAACCGCTGACGGTATTGTTGGTGAGGGAACTTGGTCAAAGATGTTCGGGGTTACGACTCAACAATCTCAGGTGATAAAAGAAGATGTTGTAATTCCTGTTAGTTCAGAGTTTAAATTACAGAATTTGAAGGGACATATTCCTGATGCAGTAATTGCTCAAATTCCTGACACTGCTAAGAAATTTAATATTACTAATCCTTTGAGATTGGCTCATTTCTTAGCTCAGTGTGGTCATGAGTCAGGTGGATTTAAGGCAGTACAAGAGAATTTAAATTATTCTGCAGATGGACTTAAAAAAATCTTTGGTAAGTATTTTCCTGGAAATCTAAATGAATCATACGCAAGACAACCTGAAAAGATTGCATCTCGTGTTTATGGTGGAAGAATGGGTAATGGTGATGAGTCAACAGGTGAAGGATTTAAATTTCGCGGCAGAGGATATATCCAATTGACTGGAAAATCAAACTATACGAACTTTGCAAAATTCATTGGAGAGGATACAGTATCTAATCCTGATTTAGTTGCTACCAAATATCCATTGGCCTCTGCGGCATTTTTCTTTGACTCTAACAAACTTTGGTCTATTTGCGATAAGGGTGCGGATGACGCCACAGTAACTGCGGTAACTAAAAGAGTTAATGGAGGTACCATTGGATTACCTGATAGAATTAAACACTTCAAAGAATATTACAATTTATTAAAATGAGAAAATTTATACAAAATAAAATTGCCGATATTAAGAAGTTTTCTTTCGCTGAGATGACATCAAACTCAAACGGAAAAACATCTGGAAGTGGGACTATGGGTATCTATATAACTGCGATAGGTGGTATTTGTTTCTTAATGGGATGTGTTGATAAAATGTTTTTAAATAAAGATATTGATGTTATAACACAGTCAATAATCTTCACAGGTATCGGAGCAACTCTTTTAGGGTACAGAAAATCAAAAGATAATACTGAAGTAATTGTAAAAGAAGAATCAAATGAAGAAATCATTAATTAAATATTGGAAAGAAATAACTATTGGACTAGTTTTTATTTCTATGTTGGTCACTATTATTGTTTTATTTAATAAACCACAAGTTACTGTAACTATTGAAGACACTAAGAGAATTGAGATGTTAAGAGACTCAGTTAATGTTTTAAACAGACAGATGAGTGATTTAAGAGTTGCTTATGATAATAAACAAGGTGAAGTAATCACCAAAATTAAATACATTAAAGAAGAAAATGCTAAAGAAATTAGTAATCTTGGCAAGCTTAATCTTGTTCAGCGTGACAGCGTTTGGTCAAGTTTTGAAGCCCCATAGAATTGTATATGAAGGTGACACAGGAGTGTTCTTCAATAAACAACAAGAGTTACTGTTGTTAACCATTATTAAAACTGAAAAGTCCCAAAAGAAAGAGATTGAACAGTTATATATTTACAAAAATAATTGTGATGACCAACTATTAAAAGAACAAAAACATTCTGAGGACTTAAATCGTGCGTTTACAAGTATGGAGACAGAAGCTAAAACACAAAGAGATAAGTACCAAGAAGAGGTTGTCAAACATACTGAGACTAAATTGAAACTTGAAAAACAAGAAGGTAAAGTAAAAACCTTTAGAAACATTGCAATTGCTGAGGGTATTGGTTTAATTGGTATACTTTTTTTAGTTTTACGTTGATTATATAATCAATATTTCTTATTAATTCTTTTATGAAAATTTTAGTAACAGGTGGACTCGGTTTTATCGGGTCCAATTTTTTTAATCATATGAAAGAAAAATACCCAAACTATGAGTTGGTTATTTTAGATTCTGAAACATATGCGTCAGATAAGAAAAATATTAAAGACCATTTTAGAACTAGAATTATAAGTTTTGATATTCTTGAAAGGGACAGACTATTCAAGTTTTTTGAAAATTATAAATTTGATGTTGTGGTACATTTTGCGGCTGAATCACATGTAGATAATTCAATTAGTAATCCATTAAAATTTGTTAATACAAATATTGTTGGAACTATAAATTTATTAGATGCTTCATTGAAAAATAACATTAAATTATTTTATCACATATCAACTGATGAAGTTTTCGGACATCTTGGACCGACAGGTTCATTTGATGAAAAAACATCCTACGACCCAAGAAGTCCATATGCCGCTTCAAAAGCATCGTCTGACCATTTTGTTAGGGCTTATTACCATACGTATAATTTACCGATTATCATTTCGAATTGTTCGAACAATTATGGGCCAAATCAACATGACGAGAAATTCATACCTACTGTCATTAAAAAAATATTGAAAGGGGAAAACATTCCAATATATGGTAATGGAACAAATGTTAGAGATTGGTTATTTGTAATGGACCATGTTGATGCTATTGATAGAATATTACATAATGGTAAAATTGGTGAAACTTACTGTGTTGGTGGAGATAATGAAATAAGTAATATTAGATTAGCTAAAATAATTTGTGATAAAATTGATAATTTAAAAGATTGGGAACAAAATTCTCATGAGTTAATTACTTTTGTTGAAGATAGAAAAGGGCATGATTTTAGGTACTCAATAGATTATTCAAAGTTAAAAAAGACACTTGCTTGGGAGCCAAAAACTAATTTTAGTGATGGAATTGATATTACCATAGATTATTATGTTAAAAAATTTGGTGAAGAAAAAAATTTAAACTAAATTTGTAAAAAATAAAAATATGAAAGGAAGAACATCTTTAATGGATATCATTTTAGTTAGTGTTATTGGTTATTTTGTTTTGAGGTCAATTAAGTTACTCAAAAATGACCCAAATAATACATCTGCAGAATCCAACGTAATGAAAATGTTGGAAAAAATATCAGACAAAATTAAGTAAAATCAAAAAAAAGTATTATCTTTGTAAAATGAAACGAGGAATAAAACTAATTCACCCTGATTTTGGGACTATAATTGATAAGGAGTTTTCGGACAAAATACAGTTCAAACTTTTTATGGATTTACTTAATTTATCATTAAACAATGATAGGGTGTTCAGTATATATGATGGTAAAGACGATTTATTCCACATCCCAAATCACATAGTTAAACAATCAATTATTTTTACTTACTAATATGAAAAATTTACTTTTTATTTTATTTGTTTTGGTTGGATTGACTTCATGTGTTAAAGATGAGGAATATAATACAAATATTTCTCCATATCAGAACTATGATGTAACTATTGATGAAAGTCAAATGAATGTACCTGGATTTAGTAATACTACTTGGGTCATTACTCAAATAACTTATACTAATTTTATCTCTGAGGAAAGAACTGATACATTAACATTTACTGTTCAAAATAACTACTCATTTAATAGTCAACCGTCTACGTACTATTTTTACTCAACTCCATCCAACTATAAATTGGAATTATATGATACACCTTGGGGTAATTTAGTTGGTACGTTGTATAATTACAATATGAATTATGGTGTGATTGAAGGTTTAACATTTGTTGATTTGATGGATAACACTAAAACTTATAAAGTTTGGATGTATAAATTGTAAAGTCTTTGTTTTACAAAGTGGTGGACTGACTCTATCCGAGTTGGGCTCTTACAAAGGGTGTATTTTTACACCCTTTGTTATATTTATATGATATGGCTAAAATTAAAATTACACAAAAACAATTAGATAAGATTAGAGAGTCTATCGGTACCAATCATGATGGGAACAAGATGACTAAACAACAATTGTTCACAATTGCGACTCTTGCTTATAAAATGTGGGAGAATCTATCTGATGACGACCAATTAGAGGATTGGATGACTTCAAAAGTTGCTCAGACCGAACAAAGTATAATTGCTGTCACTAAGGCTTATTTTTATGATGAGGTTGAGGAGAAAATTGATGGGATGAAAACTTTGAATCCTGGTGATATTGTTATTGGTCAATAATTTGATTCTTCACTAATTCCGCATTATCTTTGTGGGGTGAAGAAGTATATCCACGTAAATCAACACAAAATAAGGGATAACAAAAAGAACAATACGTTAGACCCTGTCATTACCATTAAAGAAGGTAGAAAGAACACCTATTGTTCCGAGGTTGAAATCTTGGGACCTAGTCGTGTTGTGTATGGTGGTAATGAAAAGACATTACTATCTTGTGGTGCTCGTGTGATAATTGAAACTGAATCTGAAATAAATATAATACGATGAATAGACAAAATAATGAAACTGATTTGACAGGTTTGGTAATAATGATTATTGTTTTCACAATTACACTTTTGGTAACTTTATTTTCAGTTTAATATGGCAACATTAGAGACACAATATTGGAATTTTTTAGAAAAAAATCCTAAATCTACTCTTACATTTGAGGAGTGGAAACAAAAATGGGCCGATGATATGGGACCCATATTTGAAAAATTAAATAATCCACCAATTGAATGGAACCTATATCAGAGATATGCAGATAGTTTCATAGGTTACGAGGACATCCCAAGTTTTGAATGGTTTAAACACGAACTGGAACACAATGAAGAGTTCAGGGAGAAGTATGGGGATAAAGACTCCATATATTGTCCTGTATGTTCGGGATGTGGTGAAGATGGTTGTTGTAAGGCAACAATGTGTAAAATGAGTCCTGATGGGAGTTATTGTGAAACTTACTTAAAAGATTTGAAGGTTGCGTATAAGATGGACGAGTGGTTTATGTTAAATTTGTATGAGTCATTGACCGAAGAACAACGAAAACAATACGATGAGGTTTACGAACAAATATTAGATGAAGTATATGGAAAAAATTGATAAACTACACAACGAACTTGAGGAAATTGAAATGGTTCGTTATAGAATGGAGGCTGAAGGATTCCATTACTGTTTCAAACATTATTCATCATTCAAAGAAGTTGAAGATGAAAAGTTCCACGAACTGAGAAGAAAGTATTTGGAGATATCTCACGAGCTTGAGGAGTATGTTCATTCAAAGATTAACACATTGAGAGATGAAATTGATGGATTGGAAGACATCATTTAAAATTGCGATATTACATCCATTCCAAATGGTGTGGAGTTTCTTTGATAACGACGCTCACCGTATTGTAAGTAAAATAGGTTTAGAAATATTAAATAAGGAAAAATAATATGACACTAGGAGAATTTATTAAGAACTTTAGTCATAACAACATCATTAGGTTACATTACAAGGAACCTGGTGGTAATGGACTTGTATTGAGAGATTGGAACGATGTTTCAATGGACCACGAAATACTAAAAGGTAAAGGTAAGAATAGACATTACATCAATAATGAAGTGGTAGGTCTTGCATCAATATATCTTAACTCTGAGAGAGGACATCATTATCCTGAGGCAATCAACATCGTAATTGAACAATTGGAAAATCAGCCTTATATTGAGGAAACTCCTGACGATACTGAATTTAATACTGAAAGCTGCGACTGATATGAGAAGTAAAGTAGTAGACAGACTCCTTAAAGAAATGGAGAACGACCCTTGGCATGTTAAGTTAAGAAGGTGGTGGAGAGTTAGATTGTGGGTATGGACTTGTAGAACAAGATGGATTTGGGATTTAGAATATGAGCGTAATATCTTTAGAAAGAAGAAATAGAAAGTTATGAAAAACATTAAAATGATAATACCACGATTCGGTAATTTCACCAATGGATATTATGACATTAGAGGTATTATGTGGTTAGGTCGTCTAAATGGTATATGTACACGCTCAGACTACAACAATATAATTGAAGTCGGTAAATGGGTATGTTTACCGGAATACCATTTGAAAAAAGATAAACAACCACAATTTTATAAATTAGAAAGTTATGAGTAACAAAATTGAAATAAACCCAGTACCCGAAGTGGTTGCTGACACAAGACGACTTTGTGAAATACGATTTGATTGTATGGTAACAATGCATGATGTTGCGTTTAAAAAGTATAAAGGAGTATTAGGACATGAACAACAATCCAAAACACCCCAATGGTTTAAGTCCAACACTGCTCTCACATTAGAGTTTATTAAAGATGCTGAACCTCAACTTATAGGTGAACACATCAAACAAATGTTCCATCAATTAGAACAAACAATAGAACAATATGAACAACCTAGATAAATAAAAATGGAAAATTTACAAATTAAAATCGTAATCACCGATGGTGAAAAAGAGGCTAAGACATCAATCAATATTGAGGATTATCAAATGATGAAAGAACTGCACGGTGTTAGTTTAATAGACGAGCAAGTTGATGTTTTACTTAACGAAATCAAAAAATCAATCTCACCCAATAATTAAAAAGTTATGGATAATAAATTAGACCAACAATACCAAACATTACTCCAAACCATTTTAGATTTTGGGGTGGAGAAGAAAGACCGAACTGGTACAGGAACCAAATCAATTTTTGGTTACACCATTCGTCATAATATGAAAGATGGATTTCCACTTCTTACAACCAAGAAGATGGCTTGGAAACAGATTGTAACTGAGTTGTTATGGTTTTTAACAGGTGATACCAACATCAAATACCTTGTTGATAACAATTGTCATATTTGGGATGGTGATGCGTATAAGAGGTATTCGGTTACTGCCGGGGTATCAACCCAAGTTGAGACATTAACAAAAGAAGAATTCATCAACCGTATCAAAACAGATGATGAGTTTGCTAAGACGTGGGGTGATTTAGGTCCTGTGTATGGTAAGCAATGGAGAAAATGGAAAACTAGGGATACTAAAAGTTTAGGTGGAACATTTTGGGGTCCAACTACCGAAATAACAGAATATTCAATAGACCAAATTGCATACCTAATCTCCGAACTTAAAACAAACCCAGACTCAAGACGATTAATGGTTAATGCTTGGAATGTAGGTGAGATAGACAAAATGGTTCTTCCACCTTGTCATTATGGATTTCAAGTTTATACAAGAGAGTTGAGTGAAGATGAGAGAAATGATTTATGTGCAGCACAGAAAAGCAAAATGACTGCAATATCAGAAGAAGATTATATTAAATATAATATTCCAACCAGGGCAATCTCCTTAATGTGGAATCAACGCTCAGTAGATACATTCTTAGGTTTACCATTCAACATTGCAAGTTATGGATTGTTATTGACTATGATTGCTGACGAAGTGAATATGGTACCTGATGAATTGATTGGTAACTTGGGTGATACTCACATTTACCTAAATCATATTGAACAAGCCAAAGAACAGATTGGTAGAGATTACACCCAAGAAGAGATTCAAGAACATTTACAACAAAGTGGAATGGATGCGTTAACTGAGGAAGCTAGAATGGAATATGTTTCAAAATTACCTAAACGAACAAGAGAGCCTTACCCACTTCCTAAAGTAATAATCCAAGATGGAATATTCTGTAGTTCAGTCAATGATGTTATTTTGGAGAACTACCAATCACACCCAGCAATTAAAGCACCATTAAGTAATTAACCTATGACCGCAACATTAGAACCTGTTACACATATTGACACATCAGATGTGTTATATGATACAAAAATGAAACATCTATGTGTTTATCCACAAGTCGTTGAGACCTTTGACGAGGAGTATATTAAAAAGAATTGTTTAAGAATAGTAATAAAAGATTAATTATGGTACATTTTTTAAGAGACGAAATCAACCGCACGATTGTAGAGTGTGAGGTATATAAAGACGATTTGAGTGCGGCAACTAACATTGAGAATTACTCAATGATGTTGATTGACTTACACAATAAGGATTTACATTATCCATTCATCGGTGCTATCGCACAATTGGACCAAATTAGAGGTTGGTGGTGGGAAGGTGCTGAAGATAGTGGGGATTACAAATCAATAGACGAATTTGTTAAAGAGAAGTTTATGGCAGTTGCAAAGAAATACAATTTGAATTACGTAACGGATTAATTATGGTTAAATTTAGAATAGTTGAGGTTATCTCAAAATCTGGACACCCTGACAGAAAAGGTCATTGGGTAATTGAAGAAAAGAAATTTTTTGGTTGGAGAGAAATCTTCAATAATGAAGGTCCTAACTCTAAATCAGTTGTACATGAATCTTATAAAGGCGCTGAACTTTACCTATTAAAAAAATACACAGGTTACGGAGAATGTAGAGTATACGGAAATGTTTATACTTATCAACCTTACACTTATTATATGTAATATGAAAGAACTAATTAAAAAAATTTTAAAAGAAGAAACAAAGGAAAAGTTTGATTATGGATGTGTGATGTTATATTACGACTTCCCTGAA